GGAACTTTTCCTACTTTTGACAAGTATACAAAAAATGGAGACTCCTCCGGGGCTAATTCCGCAACCCTATCACTAAAGTCATATAACCTACGTGATGGAATGGTTGAATCAATAACCGCACCGGGAGTACCAAATTTTACTTGTCCACTATTATAAGTAGCCATTATTTACTCCTATTTTGTTATTTATAAAACACTATTCCTACTCCCTGCATTCTTAACGGATTCCCACAATTTATCTGTTTCAGATTTATTCTGAACAGGTTGTCCTTGTAGAACTCCAGCACTGCGAGGAGTATCTTGAGCGGCTTTTACCGCATTCAAGGTATCAGTATTATTTTGACTAACCCCACTGACATCACGCCATAACTTAACAAGGTTACCTAAACCAACTTGCTCTTTTGGCTGAGTTGAAAATTGAAGAAACTCTTTAATGTCACCATCGGACATCTTATAGTTATTCCTCAAAGTATTAACAGTATTGTTCAAGTGCATTTCTGTTTGAACTTTTGCCTGTTGCTCTGCCATAGCTTTGCTGATTTTCTGTTCTGCTATTCTTTCCATATCGGATTTTACTAGCTTTCTAGAAGGGGTATCCTTCTTTGGGTCAAAAGCGTCCCAAGGGTTGAAATCGTCAACTTCAACAGCCGGTGATGATTGTTTTTCATCTGAAGGATTAGAAATATTATCTTGTAATACCTTAACTAAATCAGGTCTCGACTCTAGTAAATCAACTAAAGGTTCGTATTTTTTCAATTCTCCGAGTTCCGCCTGTGAGCGGTCATACATTGATTGAAATTTACGAGCTTCAGTATCTTCATCTAAAACCGGGTTTTCATTAGTTTCAGCGACAACCTCATCAGGAGATTGTGCTACAGTAATATTATCCTCAAATGGGCTTTCATTACCTTGAGCTGTTTGTTCGACATTAGCCTCAATTTGTTCTAAAGTTTCCATGTATATATCCTTTCGAGATGTCTCTATGTTTTCTGAGCCGAACTAGCTTTATTCGCTTCATTATTAAGACGATTAGCTAATTTCTCAACTTCGAGCTTCACCTCATTTTCTAGTTTACTACGTTGTACTCTTCTATCTGCCTTAGAATCTGATGAGACTTCACCGAGTCTAGTTTTGAATTTCTCCACTTCAACTCGTTTTCTGTCTTGCACAGATTCTCTTTGGGCTGTTTGCAAGTCACCCTGCAAATTCTTAACCTGTCCCTGTAAGGACTGGATTTGTTGCATCATTTGTTCTTTTTCATTTGTTCTTCTCATGATGCCTTCTTTATCAAATATTTCTGGGTTTTTCTTTAACACTTCTATTTTATCAATAATTCCCATCTGAAATGCCTCTAAATATACACTAAGTTCTGCATATTTATTTGTAGGCATTGTAGAACCCGGTTCAATTCTTATATCATGCTGTTCAATATTGTATTGTTCTTTCTTAATATCAACAATAGAATTTGAAACATCATCGTAAATATTTATCATAACCTCAGTCAAATCATTGTTTGGTTGAGCAAGGCGAAACATCTTTTTAAAACTATAATGACCTTTAGATAAATTATATAAAACCTTACCAATTCTATTTATAGAAAATTCAATATCTCTTAGTTTTGATTTTGGTCTTTCACTACCAAGTGCTATCATTCTTTCTGTGCCACGAACCGTTTCAGGAGCTTTATCACTAAAACCGTGCATCATTTCAGGAAGTCCAAATATAAAATCTATATAGAACTCTGATTGCTGAATAAGTTTATAAAACTCCCCAGCTAATGGAGATGGCTGTGGATAATGTGGCTCTCCTTGAGAAGAATCTATCTCAATTACAGCATTTGGGTTCGCCCAATCCTGTTCTAATTGAGCTACATCATCAACACTACCAAGGGGTACTAAAAGTTTTAATCCAGCAGATGCCTGAGCATGAGATAGTGCTAGAGACCACAGTTTGTTTAAAAGTCTCTGCATTGGTTTCGCTCTGGATATATCTGACTTTGGATATGGTGTACCAGTCCAAACATTTGGTAATGGCACAATAGGATAAATATCTGTATTTAAGATTTGTTCATATAAAACAATCTCACCAACTGAAGCACAAACTTTTATTCTTGTTTGCTCTACAGGAGCAACCGTGAAAACACCAGTTTCTATTAAATCAAGATTTTCTTGTGAAAAACCAACAAATTCTTCTTCAGACATAACCATCTCTGATGAATCTTGATTATTTATTACATAATAAAAATTAACCTTAACTTTATAAAATCTCTCTAAAACCTGATACTTCTTAACATCCATATAGTCTTTATCTTTTACATCGGCTGGAGTAAAAGCTACTACAGAGTTTTTATTCTGAGATGCTGGATAATCACTTCCTTCAATATCATGATATTCAGAGATTTCATTAATTAATCCGGGGATAGTTTCTCCTGTTTCAGGGTCTTCGCTATCCCCTAATTGTGGGTAGAGGTTAATGAGTTGTTCTTGGGTTAATACGGTAGACAATATAATTCCATCAGCGTCATCGCACCAACGGTTTCTCGAAGAAGGAGAGACATATACTCTAAAGGGGTCTAGGTATGTGAACTTCACGTCACCTCTACCAAAATCTGATTCTGAATCAACATAAGCATACAAATAACCCAAGCCAGTTGTAGCATAATCATGTATTGCTTGCTTCATCTGCGAATCACCATCAGATATTTGCCAAACATATCCTAATATAGTTCTCCAAACAGAAGCAACCTTAACATCTGAATCTTCTCTAGGGGTTATTGTAAATGCTGGAGGTCTTGCTGTTAATACAGCTTTAAATTTTTCTATTGCAGCAGAAGTCCTATCCATTGGCACATCTGCTTGATTCCTTGCGGCTAACTCAGAAGACTCATCTTCTGTAAAGTGATTACCTAAATAAAAATCAATATCTTCTCTAGCTTCAGTATCCCAATCTGAACGAGCATCTCTCCATTGCCTAAAAAGTTGTTCGTTATATTCCGCTCTTTGGTCTTTTTCCATTATCTAGGTGAATATGTTGGGTTTATTAAAAAATCTTTATGTTTATTAAGCCATCTATCTTGTTCTGGTGTGTTTTTATATTTACCACCAGTTGGAGAGCCTATATATTCAGCACCGGGATGCATATTAAGGATAGAATCAATCATAGACTCATTATTCATTTCATTTTTTACAGAATCTTTATATGCTTCTTTAGCTATAAATTCATCTAATAGAAATCTAAGTATTCTTGTTTTATCTGCAACTTCTGCTGAATCTGGCTCATCTAATGCTCTCTGGTAATCACCAAATTCACCCCACTTACCACTAGCAGCAGCTCCTTTATCACTATATTTAAATGGAACAAAAGGATTTGGAGACTTTTCAGCCTTACCACCATCTTGATAACCCTTAACTGTGCCCGGAAATAAAGAAGAAGACTCTTGTTTTAATAAATTCTCCATTGCTTTTCTTCTATCTTTTTTCTTGTAAGATAAAGATATTCTTTTTAAATCATTTTCATTTAAAAATCCTTTTTTATAAAGAGCATCAACTACGTCATATCTTTTTACATCAGATTTCTTATAGTTTCCCAGTTCACGTTTAGTGCCAACACCACTAGCAACCTTCTTTAATTGAGATGGCTTTTTTACTTTTACCAATCTATTAATATACCTTTGCAGATAACCCGGATTTATTAAATCTATTTTATCAAATGGTTTTTTATTTAATTGCATACCTGTAGGAGCAACTTTCATTGTACTTGCTATTTTATCTAAAACACTTTGCTTTTGCTTAAATGGTTTTAAACCAGCTATTTTTGAAAGATGCTTAACTGGTCTTTTTACTACCTCTTTTTTAACAACATCTTTTAAAGACCTTTTACCAAGCTGCTCTAGAATACCTCTAGTAGTACCAGCTACACCAGTACCCGGAATAGCCATACTTGTTATCATTTCCATTAATTCTTGGTTTTCAGCATCAACTCTATCGGCATCTACCATCGAATAGTTACTTATAGGATTTTTTTTTTGGAGTTCAGCTATTTTAGCTTGAGCTATAAGTGCATCCATAGCAGAGGTAGCAGTGTTATCACTAACAGCTCCACCTTCTTGCATACCTATATCATCAACATCAAATTCTTTTACAAGTCTTCTTTTGTCTTTATTAGGAGAATATTGTGCATCAAAAAGTCTTTTAAAAGCATCGCCGTCTTTATAATAATCTTTATCTGGGTCAGTTAGCATATACATAAGAGCATCTAATGCTTCAGCATCATTTTGACTAAATGGTAATGTTTTTTTACTACCACTAGGAGACCCTATAGGACTAAATTCGCCATAGTCTTCTGTTGCTATTCCTTTAAAATTTCTAAGCATTTGAGCAAAATTAATAGCCCCTTGGTTTAATTTTTCTGAAGACATATTTTGATAATTTTCTCCAAAAACAATTTCAGGACTTAAATAACTATCAACAGTAACTCCCGGTAAATTTGGGTATATTTTTTTTGTTTGAAATTGGTTATTATCACCTACACTTTCAAAAGCTTCTTGACCTAAAGCCATAAAAGCTAAATCTTCAGGGCTTAAGTCATTAACATCTCCACCATCTTGATAACCAGCGATATTTTGATTACCAACATAAC